ACTATTATTAGAGAAGTTAGTAACCGAGCTATTAACGAGATTACTCCTACAGTCCCTGAAGAAGGGCTTGACTGGGATCAAGTCGCCTCACTTGGCAACAAGTTTGTGTTCTATTGGCTTTTGACTTCCCCTAAATCTGCTTTAGTACAGATGACGCAGTTACCGATTGTCGGTCTACCTACCCTTGGGGCTGAGTTTGGTATTGGCAAAGCTACTGCAACTGCTGCTAGGTATGGTGCTTTGTGGAGCAAATTAGGTACAACTAAAAAAGACGAGAACGGTGATGTAATAACCTCATGGGGTCAGCCGTCTATCAATGACTCTAAATACGTAAACGAGCATCCAAACCCAGCGTACAGAAAAGTATTAAAAGACGCTTGGAACTTTGCTAATGACAAAGACATATTTATGTCTACCTATGCAGGGGATATGACAGCAATGTCTGCAGTGCCTAGCGCTCGTTATAAAAATGTAGTCAGTAGAGGGATTAGATTTACGTTTGATTTAATGGGTGGCGCATTTCACCACGCTGAGCGTATCTCCCGTGAGATTATGTACATGTCTGCATTTGAACTAGCCTACGCAGATGCAAAGCAAAAGGGTATGGACGGCAATGCTGCATTTGATGCGGCTACTGAAAGAGCTCTAAAGCTAACGTACGATGCGTTGTTTAACTACACTCAGTACAACAAACCGCCCCCAATGAAGACTGCAGGCGGACGCCTTGCATTTCAGTTCTTGACTTACCCACTGCAGATGACATCGTATTTAGTACGTAACTTCTACGGTATGCTGCCATTTCTAAACAAGGAAGAAAAGAAAGAAGCAGCTATTAAATTCTTTGGCACTCTGGGCATGACTGGCTTATTTGCTGGTGTTACAGGCTTCCCCTTGTATAGCTTTATTATGGGTATGACAGATGGTATTCGTGAACTTATGCGGGACGAAGAGGACGAAGATTACGATGAAGATGACGAGGGCAACCCTCTTGGTAGGCGCAGCACAGACTTGTGGTTTAGAAACTGGTTTATCCCTAACTATTTTGGTCCTGATAGCAGTTTAGCTAACTTCTTTAACTTAACTGAAGAGCAAGCTCAAACATTAGCTCGTGGTGTTGAGATGGGCCCAATATCTGCTTACACCGACTTAAACGTAGGTACCTCTACTTCGTTAGACGGATTGTGGTTTAGAAGCGATGCCCCTGCAGAGACCTCTCGTGAAGCATTCATAAACTTTGCATTTAGTTTTACTGGTCCTATTGGTAGCGTAGGTGCAAATTTTGCGGGTGCTTACGACGATTGGAATAAGGGACAGGTTAGCAGGGCTTTTGAAAAACTTTCCCCAGCATGGCTTAAAGGCGGTTTAACTGCAATGAGGCTAAAGAGCGAAGGTGCAACTACTACTAAGGGCGATGAAATTATGAACCCTGAGTTTTATACAACAGGTAAATTGCTTGCACAGACTTTAGGGTTTGGTAGCACTGAAGTAGCTCAAGTACAAAAAGCTAACTTTATGGCTAAACAAATAGTGACAAAAATAAATAGAGAAAAAGAAAACATATTAAATCGTTTAGATGTTGCAGTGCGTAAAGATGACGACGACAAGATTGACGAGATATTGGAAGAAATAGATAAGTTCAACACTAAGAATGCAATGCTAGCAATTAATGGTGAAACAATTAGTAAGTCGTTGCAGTCTCGTGCCGAACGTCGTGGTAAAGCATATCAAGGCTTGTCTGTATCAGACAAAGAAGCTCCGTTTGTCTACCCATTAGTTGAGGGCACTCGTTCTCCGCAGTATAAATAAAAAACCCCCGCACTAGGCGGGGGCGAAGAGTTTGGAAGGAGCTAACTTCCGAGGAGAAACAGACGAGCTGTTCTGTGCTCGAGTATAGTTAAATTCTCCAGATGCGTAAACCTTTTACCCCTTCGTTAATAACAGTCTTAAATATAACTTCTATCTTTAGCCTTTTTGTAACACGCAAGATGTCTTTCTTGGCGGCATCAGGATCAAGGCAAGGTATGAAAATTGAATACCCTACCTTAAAGTTCCTCCAATTGACGTTATAACTAATCTTCTCTACTAGCATGCTCGATAATCGGTGCTACAACCGCATCCATATCAATAAAGTCAGGTACAGAGCAGTCAAAGAACAATGCATGAACCCCGGGAGATGTAACACGCATACCCTTAGACATCTGCTTGGTATCGGCTTTTACGTAGATACCACGGGCTTTTAACTCATTAAGTGTCTCTTTGTATGGGGCTTGTGATTCCACACAATCTTTCTTAAAGTCTTTGGCTACGATATACATCATCTTAGTATCAGGTTCATAGCGTATCTTTAAATCAGCCCGTGGCTCTTGTACAGGCACTGAGTGCATATTGGTACGTTTATCCACCTCGTTGTTTACAACCAACATGCTTTGAATGTTACGGTTAAGGTAGTCACCAATAATAGCTGCAGCGTTATTAGCTGGAGGTGCAATATCTTGCCGTACTGTAGTTAGCATCTGCATAGCCCATGTATATATGGCTTTCATATCGTAGTCATGCAACCCAAGCATACGAGCAACCAAACCGCCTGTTATGTTACAAGCAATAAGCGCAGACCAGAAACGCTCCTTGCTGGTTAAGCGCATCTCTTTATCAATCTTGGCTTGGATTGCCAACAAGTTACTGACTGTGTCTTCTAAATTACCCAGTAGATAGGTGCAGTAGATGTCGCCAGCATGCCCGTAGTTTTCTTTTAGTTGATGGTCAAACATTGCCTTGGCTACGTGCACAGGGATAATATTGCTTGGATGTATCTGATACTCTAATAGGCGCATGCTCTCACCATCCGGGCTGTTCTTGTGTACCCCAAGTTTCTCGTAGAAGCTAGCGTTTGAACTTGCCAAGGATATCGTCTGCCAAGTGGTATTGTTAACACGCAACTCGTTCTTATCCGATTTAGACCTGTTAGCTCCACGACCTTGGGACATGCTATAAGCCAGCGTAGAGAACTCGGCAGGGCTAATGTTGGTAATCTCGTCAATCGTAAAGGGCAGGTTGTTCATAATCCCTAGATGCAACATCTTGGCGGCTAGGGTGTCTTTCCATATTGCAGCTAATCTGTCGGGGTGTCCGTACACGCTATTGCACATATACAACGCAGTAGATTTACCCGTGCCTGACTCTTTATGAATAAGATTTATGATTGCTCCGCTATGACCAGTAAATTTAAGGAGCGGCGCGCCAAACGCAGTAAGCGCAGCAAATGCATGGGGTTCTAATCCTGGAGCACCATACAAGTTAAATACTTCTTTCCATTTCTCTAGTGTGCCTTTGGGATGCATAACGTCCGCAAACGATCTAGTATTTGCAGAGGGTGGGCTATGGAATGTACCGTCTTTGCTAATCTCTCTATCGCCAATAATAAATTTGCTGTTCTTATCCACCCAGCCAAATTGTGTCCTCATAAGTTCTGCCTTTCCTTTGTACTGCAATTCTTTGATAAATGACATTAAGAATGCCATTAGTTGATCCATTTGCTTTGGCATCCCTGCAACGCCTTTTGTTGACAAGGCTTCACGTAATCTTTCTTTTACTGCTACGGTAGAAAGCGGAATAGTAAACTCTCGTACGTCATCTTTAGGTAAATGCAACCGCATTAGTACCAGCTCGCCAACCGCAGGGTCAGGATCGTGCATCCGCTTTACGATATATAAGTCGTGCTCATACACGCAGATTGGTTCTGATTCCTCTTCGTCTTTGATTGTTATGTAGATGCCACCGTTCTTCCCACGGAAATACGGGAATGGGTACGAGGGTATCTTGTACGTTACGGCATCATCTAATGCCTGCGTCTCGTGCACTTCGGTTTCTTCTGCTTTTACTATCTCTCTACCTAGGGCAATAGGTGAACCAATACGCCCTTTCCACTGGCAACCATCACAACCGCCCGGGTTATTTTTTTCAAACGTACTGCAACGCTGAGCAAACGCTGTATGACTAGCTTTATCTTCTGTATCTTCGGGAGAATAACTAGGATGTTTTTCTGAAATTTTATGGATTGCCTTATCTCTGTCTACACAACGATGAGCAATAGATAGTGCATTGAACCACATAGGTTCAGATACAGATTCTTGGTTCTGGTATTGATACAACAACTGTGCACAACCTTCATTGTTGGCACTGCGAATCATAATCTTGCTAAACCTAGATACGGTATTAGCAGCCATAGCTTTTTGTAACTCACTTAGCTCTTTAGGTGCAGTAGGCTTCTTAGGTGCTTCCTTTACACCGAGTAAGGTCTTAAATATTTCGTACTCAACATCTGGCGCATCACAGATTATTTCTACTGGCTTAGGTGGATTATCTTTAAAGTTCAATGTGCCGGGGACTCTAAGCACCCTAGCTATCTCAAATACACTTGCATCGACATAAAGGTTATGCAATACACATAGTTCATTCAAACGATTAGCAACTGGCTCCCACTCTTCTCTACTAACAGGGTTAGCAAGGGGCCAATACGCATGGATGCCCCTACCTGAGTTAACAAGTAAAGGCTTTGGTAATCCGATTAATTTGCAGAAGTCTTTTAGTGCTTGTAAACCTGTTGCTTGGTCTATGTAGCCATCAGGGCGATTTGTCTTTGGGTTTAATTCTGCTTTTGCTTCACCGCAATCTAAGTCAAGCCAAAATGCTTTGAGGTCTTTTACGTTCTCTTTTTTACGATTTAGGTTTGTCTCAAACTTAGCAACACCAAAATACACATCTCTGCCCTTGGACAGAAAATTTTCTACGTGCTTATCAAATTCTTCTCGTGTTTGAACAAGCTCTTGTATAGCAGACTTACCCTTTAAGCCAAGCACGGTAAGCCACCCATTGGGGCTTTGCACTCTGTTTAGTAGGTCTATATTTGCCATTCTCGTCTCGTTGTTAGGGGAAAAAAGGGGGGACTAATCCCCCCTCACCTTCCGGTGATGCTCTTTATTACTTAAGTTTTGATTCTTTAATGTGCTTAGTTAAACTATTCAGTAACTTAGTTACGTTCTTGGCATAGCGTTTATCGGGTTCATACGAACCCACAAACCAGTTGTACACCGTTTGCCTGCTAACCCCAATAGTGGTTGCTACATCTGCAACTGATATACCTAGTTTTATAGCCGCTTTACCAAGAGCAACACCAAGCCTACTGCTATCAGCCTGTTTATTAAGCTGAATAGTTTTAGCACTATAGCCGTAGCTCATTATTAGTTATCCGACCAAGCGTTAACTACATCTGCTAACTTTGCTTTAGGTGCAGCAGGGGGCACTTCAGCTTTCTTGGTTCGTTTAACAACAGGCTCATCGGGCTCAGCTTCAGATTCAAAAGCTGGTTTAGCTGCTACTGGTGGTAGCTTTACAACGCCATCTTGCTGAGCAACAGTTAACTGAATAACTCTCTTGGACTCTTGAGTAGCTTGTGCTGCTTCTACAACATCAATCTCTTCATCGGTTAAATGACGCACTGGGGTGAACTTCAGCACATCAGCCGTCTCGTTCTCATCAAATGCAATCTGAGTAATGATGCGATCAATGCTCTCGCCGTTAGCTGGCAGGAACTTAATATAGCTCTCAAACGGATGCGTATTACCAACACCCTTACCAAACAAAGATTTGGCTGGAATATTAAATTGATAAATATCGCCACTCATATCATTCTCAAGCAACACAGCAACACGACGATTAAAGCGACATGCACGACCTTTGCCGTTTGTACCTGAACCATCAATGTTTTGTGAGCAGGTAGCGCAGTTTGTAGACTGAGCATTGGCAGCTTTAGGGTCAGGTACATCGCCTTGGTTAGACCAGCAGTCAGGTAGAGTTGGGGCAGCATCAGGATCAAACGCAGTAGCGTAGAACTGACGAGACACCTTTGGTAATGCGTTAATAACGATTACATTTAAGAAACCATCTTTAACCTTGCCTGCTTCTTTGCCGTTCACAATGCGACGGAATACGCCTTTGGACATCGTAATACGACGACTAGTAGAACCGCCACCGCTATCCGCTAGAGCTTTAGATAATTCGCTAACCTCACGATTAGTTGCTACTGTATTTTGCTGCTGAAAAATAGAAATATTACTCATGCTTTGCTCCTTCTAACGACCACGGTGTATTTACTGTCTGCTTGTAAACCAGCAGGTAACAGGTTTGGATTCTCTTCAAGAAACTGCTTGAGGTTAGTTTGATGTATCCTCTTCTCGAGCAGGGGGTAGGCATCATGTTCTTGTATGAACTGATACATAGAATCCCAATCAGTCGTCCAGTACCGTGTATCCACTTTACGAATAATTGTCCCTGCTGGTGTTTTAATGCTATCGGCATTGTTGTCACGACATACTTCAAGCATCTTTTCTGCGAGCAAGTCCTGTTGAGCTTTTAACTCTTCGTCTTGTTGCTCGTACAACTCTTTAATCTCAGCTCGCTTGTCACGGATTTTTATATAAACCTCTGCAAGTTTGTCTGTTTGTACATCTTCCATTTTTAGCTCCTTCTAACTACGAACCACTAGTATACCAATGACTTTGACAATGTCAAGCTATTTCTTCAATTTCTTGTCTGTACAAGTCAATTATTTTTGTGTGGCTGTCTATATTATTTTGTAACATTTTGTAAAGCCTAGCTTCTACTTCACTTCCTTTGATATGCACAATGGTCATGGGGTTCTTTTGCCCCGGGCGGTTAATACGTGCATTGGCTTGCAAGTATGTTTCTACGCTGGTCACAGGAGCATACCAAATGATTACATTAGCAGCAGTTAGTGTTAACCCGTGAGACGC